GGTCGAGCCAAACGAGTTGAACTCATTAGACCTGTTCGTCGAAAATTATGATTATAACTAACGACTTTCCGTCTCAAACCACCTCTCCATCCTTCATAACAGGGTGTAAAGTGATTTGTCACCGTATGCTTATAAAAGTTATATGGTGTAACTCCTGCTGTATGAATTCCATTAGGGGCATAACCTCTGTAAAGAGGAAAATTCATTGATGTTCGACTATACAAAAAATGACCCGCACCTGGTGGGCATCCATATGTAGTGGTTAAAGAATATCTTTTGAGCAAAGCTCGAATAGATGTAATTTTTTCACCAAAACAAATTGAATTCAATCCATCAGAAGGATCAATGGAAGCGCCCATAATAGGCATAGCTTGTTCTCCCATAGGACGAGAAGGTTCTTCTGTTTCTTCAGTATCTGGTGCAATAAGTGTATTACCAGACTGAGGACGCAAAGGAGTATCTTTATCTTCCTTTTCAGCGCCCTTAAGAGCAGCGTCCGAAACAACAGGTGTAGGAAAATATACCAATTTTTCCATGTATTCATCTGTAGGATTGGCGAATTCCATATCATCGCCGCAAGACACAAAGACATTCACTTGAATATCATTGTTAATTGCTGAATTGGGTACTGTAAGATCATTCAGTATCCAAACAGACAATTGTCCATTTTGTATGCTAGGTGTGGCATCCGGAAAAGGCAAATCGAAATTAAATCGCCTAAAAGGCAAACTTGCTGTTCCTGGATTAACCGCATCTGCATAAGGGTAAGCGGTACCCCAACCGATTTCAACCGTAAAATCTTTTTCTTCTGAAATATCAATAATCTTATTATAAGCTACGTTAAATTCATTTTCTAAAGATTCATAAGGATCATACTGGATTTGCAAACGTCCTTTATGAAAATTAGAAGAAACAACTTGAAATCGATATTTCATTGTTCCTCTCCAATTTTGAAATAACATTCCAGCGTGGCAAGCTGGTGTCATGTGAATTTCTTCACTACCTCCTATATTCAAGACATCCCACATATAAGGAGTTACTTGAGTAGTAAATAGTTTAATTCCGGCCATAGTCGAAACATTCCAATCAAATGATGTCAAATAAGATTCACGCGTGATAATAGATTTCAAATTCATTTCATCTACACCACTCAATCCTACCGTTCTAGGATCAATAGTAGTTTCTTGTTTAATATCAGTTGTTAGTTTCGTACAACTGTCAGGAACATTACAATTAGCCATATTACCAGCATAAACCGGTCTATATGGTACAATTGCTGCATCGACAACTGGTCTGCAATATCCAAATAACGAAGCAATATTCGCTACGCCGGATAAAGCCAATTGAGAAGCACGAGCATAAAGTCCAATTCCTGGTACCTTAACCAAAGCACCAGCAATATTTGCAAGTGCGGTAGCGGGACCAGAAACTTTACCTCCATACTCGTCTTTATAACCAGATTGGGGACGCAATGTTTCATCTGAATTCGCATCAGAATCATCATCTTCTTGAATAGCTTCATTAGATTTACAACAAACACATTGCAATTTGCTTTTCATAGAAAGCTTAACTGCATCTGCAAAATCCACAATACCTCCTTGTGGAACAAGAGTAAGTGGATCAGTATTTGTTGGCGTCGAAAGAACCAAATCTTCTGTCCATGCAAAAACAGAAATTCTGACTGAATCAGTAGCTCCGTTAGCATGTTTAAGTTGTTGCATTGCCTTAAGATCAATGCGCCCCATTTCATTCCACTCTGAGTTAGGAATAGTCAAAGCGTTTCTAAAATAGAAAAAGGGAAGAACCATACTACCTCCCATTGAAGTAGTTGGATCCAAATAGATATGCGGCTTTTGTGAAGCGCCAATAACATCTACATTAAAGAAACCTCTGTTTACAGTGAAATTATCATAAGTAGGCAAAGGTTTATAGGCTGCAATAATGCGACCATAATGAAAACCATTCCCATTAATAACAAATTTAACGTGCAATTTGCATCTTAAATTATTAAAATTGGTAATACGATTGATTACACGTGGATTCTGAAAATATAAAGACCACGGATCGAAACTTTCGAAAAAATTTCCATTGGTTGTGGCCCAATCGTAATCAGCAATCTTAAGAGGTCTCTTAAAGAAATCACCCAAATCAGCATCTGGCATATCTGCTGTTCCATATGAAGGATCTGGA